TCACTCAAGTGTCATCACCTCAACATAGCGCGGTAGTGTTTCTGCTACTTGAGCCTTGAGTAATTGATACTTTGAACCCAAGTCCACATTCTGCGTTCCTTCGGGTAGCAACACGCTTCGGTCGTCGGATAGAATTAAGTCCATCGCGACCAACTTGGTGCATATGTCTTCAATTGCCTTCTCCACATATCGCTCTCCATACACATAGGAAACTTTGACAGCGTTCCATGAGAAGTAAGGGTATGTGTTGTTGAAGTAAATGATACCTAAGTCGTAGTCAGCCCACCAATCGCGAAGACGGGCTTCATCACCCGTAGTGCCTCCGACATAATCAATAGTCAATCGCGTTTGATGAACGACAGCGTTTAGCACCGCCGCCGCGCTAATGTCGCCTGTTAAGTCAACAACACCATTTAGCACATTACCTGTCTTACTTGTGTAGTAGCCTACGGTTGCACCTATCTTGATAATGCCGTAGTCTGCGAGGGGGTTGCCGTCAACAACCGTGATAGTGGAGGCAGTTGATGATACAACCTTACCTTCTAATGAGTGCGCGCCTGTAATACTGATGCCCTCTTCGTTAGTGACAGCGATTGTTGCTGTCTCTCCCGCATCTCCACGACGCATACTTGTGATTTTGATTTGCCCTCCACCGTAGTCTGCGTTTGCGGACGACATGAACTCATGATGCACATTAGCGACAACTGAACCCTCATCGGCTTCTGCGTCTTCAAGACTAAATGATGGAGAGAATGTAATTGCGTTCTTACCGCGCCTCAAGTCTTTGTTAATAAGGTCGGATAACTGTTGCGCGGTTGTAACATTATTGAATTGAGCATTGAACTTTGACTTTGATGTTCCTACTTGTAGGGTCGCGACACCGCCACCACCCGGACATAGATACACCGCGTCGGTATCTGCTGTCAACTTAGTGAAGTCAATGACTTTGAGCCTCACTTCTGCGCAAGCGATTTCACGATATTCATGACCCTGCCATATTTCAAGCCTCATGACCTGCTGAACATTGCGAAAATAAAGAGGAACAGAACCGACATAATCTGTGTAGTATCGTCGCCGGTATGGTTTGTAAGTGTCAAAATTGACATACTCCGCTGTTTGCAACATTGGTCGCCATGAGTTGTTTGTGAGGTTGTCAATCTTATCCTGTGTGCGCACAATGAGTGTTTCAACTTGCTTCTTAGTCACACCTTTGCGCTTACCGTTAGTGAATGATTGAAGAGGTTGGATATATGCCTCATCTGCAATATCGTAATCGCCTACTGTTCCACCAACCCATGTTATGACAACATTACTACCGTCGCGCGCAATTGCAGTTATACTAACTTCTTCTCCCATCTCAACATTGCTCGCGATTTCAATTTTATCACCGACTTCAAAGCCGGTGTGTCTGTAATCGCTTGCTGTGATAGTAGCAGTAGTAGCACCTGTGTTTGAATCGCTTACGAGATAAACAGGGTCGGGCAAAGGAACTTGCAGTATGTCTGCAACCTTTTGTGCAGTTGTATAATACAAACGCGTAGGGTCAAGAGGTCTTGATGCGCGCTCTCCTGTTTGAAACACCGTAGGCATTAGACCACCTTCTCAACTTTACCGAGATTGTAGTCCATTGGTTTGCTACACGCCCCGCATCGTTCAAGGTAGCAGAAGTGAAGCATACCGCAATGACGACAGCGAGTGCCGCCACCAATGTTGAGAACATCGCGAATGTTTCGCGAACGAATGTTCTGTTTTTTGATAACGCCTTTCAGTTTGTCGCGCTCATCGGTTTTCACCATGTCGCCTTCGTCTTGCTTCCAACCTTGCTTAGCCATTCTGTGAATGTCTTGTGGTGTCAATCCCGTCATGCTATCACCGTCATGGTCGGACGGCTACCACATAGATGTTTCCTTGACACGCATAAGCAGTAATTGCGACTATTTCGGGAGTGTCATTCATTACCTTCGCAATACCGCCCGCAACGGTGTTAACCGTTTCACACGCTTGGTCGGGGTTGAACTCATGAACCGTGACAGAAGGCAAGGTGAATCACCTCAACGACGGCCAATTACAGTCCACTTTCCTGTGTTCGCGCTTACGCAATCAATGGTTAGAGTTGTAGCGTTTGTTAGAAGAGCAAATGCTCCATCCACGCCGCCGCCTGTGTTGTCTTCGGTGTCGCCGTTAACTGTCGCGCTTAGAATGTTACTAAGGTGCGCTGATAAGTCAATTGCGCCCACATCAACACCTGCCGCGTTGAATGTTCCGCTAAGTAAAATCAAGTCGCCAATGCTGTGAGGTCTGTTATCTGTTGTGAAACTAAATGCCATTATTCATCATCTCCGTTTGGTTGTTCCATATCGCCTTCGCTCATAGAGTCTTCGGTAGGGTTAAGGTGTTCGTTCACCTTCGCGAGCAACTTAGCCTTAGTGTTTAGAGAGGAGTATGAAACCCCTTCTTCGTCCATCCAAGACATAATATCGCCCTTAGTCCACTTCATGTCGGGAATCCCGTCATTACCTTCGTCTGTTGTTGTTACAACATCAAAGGTGTGTCCTGTGATTGTAAACTCTTTACCATCAACTAATGCTCGGTGTTCATTGAGCCATTCCGCGCTAACTGTGCGCGGTTTACCCCAAACCCACCAACCGATACGACCCATATTACGGCCACATTTCTGTGTGCCTTTGTATGTAATCGTTGGCAAGGAAACCACCTCAAACCACAAGCATAAGCAATTCAATGCCCGTTTGGTCAGCCGCGCTGTCATCGTGTTGCAAGATTGAAAAAGTTAATTTCAAATCCGAGGTTTTGACTACACCGAGAATCGCTGTTGCGTCGGTGTGAGAAGTCCATGCTCCCAAAATCTTAGAACATGAACCACTCAAAGTAAGATGGTCTGTGGTTTTAGTCAAGGCACTTAGAGTTACTGAAATCAACCGTGGGTTGAAGACATTCGCTCGGTCAGTTTGTTGAGGTTCAAATGAATCCAATGTCCCCGGATAAGTTGTTCCGAGCCATGTGGTATCATCTTGGTCAACGCCACCTTGAAGCCCTATGTCAAAATTGACCGCGCCCGTAGTTGCAATTGTGTCATCGTGTCCGAGAGTGTAAACAATCCCGCGTCCTGTTATTCCTGTTAATAGTGTTGTTGTTGCTGTCATTCAAATCATCTCCTTCATTGTAAGTCGCGAATAGAGCCGCTTGCACCAAAGAAAGAACACCATAGTTCTCCCATTGTTCGGTAAAGACCTTCTTGGCCGAGTCGGTTAATCGCGAATGGGTCGCCGGTTTCAATACCACTTTCAAAGTATTGGGTCGGGATTGCAGTTTGGAACCACAAGTAGTCAGTATCAAGGTAGTAAACACGCGAGAGCGAACCTGTGCCGTCTGCGCCCATATCCTTTGTAGGGATGATAGGGACACCGTTGTAGGTTGCTACAATGAAACCTGCTTCAATACCGGGAACACCCTTCACACCGGAGTATGTAGGGGTGATTCTCTTAGAGTCCATGAATCGCTGTTGGGATTGCAACAGTTGTTGAGTGCGCATAAGCGTATCATATCCTGTTAGCATAACCTTTGGATTACCACCGCGAGTCCAAATCTGTTGGAATAGACCATCAAGTTGGTTTAGTGAAAGGTTTCGGTTAACGGATGTTCCGCTACCGTCGCCACCAATGTCACATTCTGCGCTGTGGAAAGCCTTGTCACCATTACGAGTAATTGAATACATGTCGTGGTCAGCAAGAGTATCAACTGAACCGGACGCGATAGTGAGTTTAGAAGGGTCACTTGTCACTCGGTCAAGAGATTCAAAGTCGTTTCCGGCGGCAGTAGTAACATCTTGAAGCATCATTTTGTTAACATGCTCAGCGTGGTGCTTACCCATCTCTTCTTTCAAGACTTGACGAACATCGCCCATTCCGTCATCCTTGTCGGATAGGAACATGCTTACTTCGGACAAGTCAAAAGTGTGCGCGATGGTCTTAGGCTTAGCCGCGACATGTAGGAACTCCGGTCGTGAGGTGTCCGGTAGCGTAGCGTTCTCAGCAAGACCGCCACCCTTCTCAAAGGATGCGCGTTCTGTGAGAATACGCCATCCGCTTCTTTCCCACGGTTTCTTCGGTAGGATTGAAAACGCGTTAAACTCTTGGTTCAACTGTGACCAAACCTTGCGTCCGTAAACTGCTTGGTATGTTCCGGCGGTGGTTGACATCATCGGGCTGTCTGCCTTCAAAATGTCTCCGCTTGAATAGGTATATCCTGTTTGTGCCGCGCCACCGTAGTAGTAGCGTTCCATGTCTTGAACTGTTCTTACATAATTTCGTGCCATATATTTCACTCCCCCTTCAATGCTTTGTCAGCAAGTCGGTGAACATCGTCCCACGACATATTTGCCATCTCCGTAGTATCGGGAACAGAAATGGAGGTTGATGAAACGCTCTTTGTGAGTGTTTCTCCTCCGGTGTGTGCAACATTACTGATGCGTTGGTCAAGTGCAACAACAGCCTTTTGAAGTTCAAGAAGAGGTCGGCGGGAATCAAAGTTAGCCTTTGCCTTTTCGTTCTTCGCGATGGTCTGTTCTGCTGAAAGTCGGTCTGCAAAGTAGTTACCAAGAGAGCCTTTGAATTGTTGTTCAGTTGCCGCGGCCTTGTAAACTTCGTAAGCCGATTCAATATCGGATTGAGAAACATTGCCCGCGTTGAGGTAGTCTTGTTTAATGACATTGGTGTTTCCTTTTCCGCCTTGTCCAAAGTCCATCTTTGGTCGCTTTGAGGATTCGCCTTCACCTGCGCCTTCAAGAGAACCTTGTCCGCGGTGGTCGTAGCCGGATTGCCCCGGTCCATATCCTTTGTTCACACTATCAAAATGAGCGCGAGCGTCAGCAATGTCATGTCCTTGACTCTTTGCTGTTGACTCAAGCCATTGCAGATAGTCAGTTGTTATCATATCTTCTGCTTTTGCTGTCATGTCATCACCATACATCATATCCTCGTCTTCGTCGTCGTCGTCTTCGTCGTCGTCAAGTCCGGGGAGTTTAGGTTCTTTCTTCTCCTTCTTAGGAGGGAAAGGTGCGTCGTCTCCGCCATCGTCGCCCATCGGGAAACCTTTGTCGGAGTCTTCGTCTTTCTTTTTATCATCTTCTTCGTCGTCCAATTTCTTGGAGAGTCTTTCTAATACGGTTTGTAGTTCGCTCATTGGGTCAGTCATAGTATCACCTGTGTCTTCCTTGAGAATACGAAACTGTGCTTCGGGGTTAATACCCTTCTCACAAATCGTGACCTCATGGAGTTCCATACGACGGATTTCACGGTAGTCACCGCGAGTCGCGTCGCTTTTGTTGACGCGCTCAAAGGCTTGACCGCCTATTGAGAACGACCGTAGGTTGCCCTTACGGATTTCGGATGCAACTTCGCGGGCCTTTTCAATGTCTCCGCGTAGTTGAATGACAACAAACATGCCGGTATCATCCACTTCGGATTTCCATACGCGACCGTTACTATCAGTGTAAGAAGGGATTACCGTTCCTACTTGAATGTTAGAGTGTGCAAGTTGCACATTGCGGAATGCTTCTGCTTTCATAAATCCGCCAAATGCGTCTTTCAATGCTCCGCGTGTGATAAGGTCGCCTTGCTTGTCAACCATCTCAACAGATGCATACCCTGCAACAACCAAATCATCTCCGAACCCCTTGAGGACAAGGGGAGTGGATTGAGCAGGTGCAAGAATTGCCATCAAAAATCGTCATGTTCTATTCGTATATTAAACGCGCGGTTTAGTTATAGTGATGTTCCCGCGATTGTCCGTGGTGGCTTCTTCGCCTTCAGTGGTGCGAATACGCGTTGGTTTTTTGTTTGTTTCCGCGGGCTTTTCTTTGTATTCGCGAGAGGCAGGGTCAAAGTCCGGCAATGTGTCATCATTCATGTTGGTAGTTGGCCCTCGCGGGGACTCAACATCCGCATCTCCGTAATCAAGACCAAGACCTTGAACACCTGTGCTTGTAATTTTTTCTTTACTCAAGCGTTCAAGACTACGCTCAAGAACTTGGAGTCCGCGTTTGATAATCTCCTCTTCTTCGGATAATATCTGTTTGCGCTTCTTTGTGTGTCCCGCGGGAACTTCGGGTTCAACTTCTTTCTCCTCTTCGCGCTTGAGCAACACTGTCGCGATTGGTTGCCAATACGGGCGAACATCTTCGGCTAATTTGAACAGGTAATCATCGTCCCCCCACATACTCTTCTCGGCTTCAATCATCCACCCCTGCTCTTCTCTATTGATTTTGTAAATCACTTCATCGTGAAGTGACGGGAATATGATATGAAGTCGCCCTTTCTTGAGTCGCGCTTTGTGAGGCACTTTTGAATCGTTCGTCATAATTGATAGCGACTCAACGCTATCTGCGGCTTGAGGGTGAGAGTCACGGTCAATACGCGCGGAACGGATTGTAAACACAGGGTATTCGGATTGATTGCATGAAACGCCTGTGCAGAATACACTTACATATTCTCCCTTGTCAAATCCTCTTGGTCCTTTCGCGCTTCCAATATCCATGTAATGTTGTCCTTCATACTCAACGGAGCGCGCACCATAGTGTTCGGGGTGCATAATTGGACCAACACCAATGCGATAAGTCGCACCTTTGCGGTCAAGAATGATTACATCAACTCTCTTCTCCTTACTCAAAAGAACCCACTTAGGGTGTCGTATCTCCCCTCTCATGTAAGTTGTTGATGCGTCGCGCAACAAAATATCACTTGGGGATTCGTCGCGCAAAAGTGAAACTGCTTCTGCTAAACCTGTATCGTCTGCGCGTTTGGTGTTGTAGGGTTCGGGCATTTTGATATGCACCGAAGATTCAAAGTGTGCGCGTAAATGCCTCACTCGGTCTTTAGCGGGCATATTATGTGTTTTCTCATCTGCCGCCTCAAGCAAGTCAATGAAATACAACATGTCATCGCCGATGACAGCGTGAACAACGAAGTCTTTGTCGTTCACTTTACCCATCTCTTCTTGCATGTCGCTACTCAACTCAACCAATTTCATGTCCGCGTTGTATGCTTTAGTTTTCTTACCCTTCTTTTGAAGAATAATTGGTTCGCCTTTGGGTATGTGCGAGGCTATCCAATCACCGCTGAATCCGCGTAAGTGTTTCAAATCACTAAGGTCAAAGATTCTATGCATTGATTTAATCGGTGTAGGTCGTCCATCATCTTTGATAATCAAAGTGTCATCTGTTACTCTATCCGCACACATTTGAAAATACTCGTTAGAACTGTTTGCCCCCGCGTCTAATGCGGCTTGACCCGATTGCATAGTGGTATTCACACCATCACCTGCTCGCTCTTGCTCTTGACTGACTTGTAACGGTTGCGTTTCATGAGGTTGATAAATTGTTTCATCATAATTATTCAGCCCTTCGTGCGTGTCTTTCAGCAAATCGGGGGAGACATACCCAACACTTGAAGGTGGTGCTTGGTGAAAGTGTGGTCTTTGAGGGTTGTCAAGCATCATCTGTGTTGGGTGTTGGTCGCGAATGGTGAACTGCGGATTGATGATTGTCCCCATTTGGTCTTTACTTGCTAAACAATCAGCGATTGCAGGGAGGGGTGCGCGTGAAGGATGACGACCGCCAACCTCCACTTGAGTCAGTTCAGCAGGTGCGGCCTTGCTTTCACCTTTGATTTCAGTTGGTTTGGCTAAGTCCTCAAACACTTCGGCTAAACGCTTTGGTAATTTCTTAAACTTTCTTTGACCAAACGGCATAAAAGCGAATTGGTTGCGAAGATTTACACAATAAGGTGTGCCTTGCGTTTGTGATTTAATATCTTTCAACACAGCATCAAGAGCCTTAATTTCAGTCTTTTGTGAGATATTTGCATTCTTTTTCATACCAACCTCGTATTGATGAACTCCCTCTCCACCACTCATCAACGGTGTGAATATCTTCTCACCGTCTTCGTTAAGCGAGGTGTGCATAGCGTCATGATTATGGTCGCCCATTCTGTTATCCACCATTTTATGCTCAACAGGTTCACCACTTTCATTACCATGAGGTATGTATCGCGCGTATAATCTATTCATCAACTCTTCATTGCTGTTTTTGTTCTTACTAACGGCTTGCACTCTCTCCAATACCGCTTGCGCGATTTTGTATTCCTTTGTCAATTCGGGGTCTTGATTCCCAATCTTACCGTTGATAAACGCTTCAAAGACATGACCTCCTGTTGGTTTCTCACCTTTGGATTCTAACGGCGCGAAATGTTCGCGAGCATTAGGTAAGTCATCTGTTCCTATTTTGAATGTCATGCGCGGAACTGTATATTCAACAATCTTTTTAATCGCGTCTTCGTCAACATAATCGCTTACTTTGATAGTTATAGGACCGCCCTCATCTCCCAATCCGCTAAGATGACCATGTTCAAGAAACTCTCTCCTCTCTTCGGGACTTTTGTTTCTCATGAAGCGTTCGCTGATGTTGTAAGCAACTGTGAGATTTGCATGTGTTTGGTTGTTTTCGCGCGCTGTCCCTGTCTTAAATGCGCTCGGTCGTATGTTCTCAATAAGTGGTTTGAATATGGTTTGATAGGCCAACTTTGTCGCGTTGTGCGTTTGTGTTGCGTGTTCCGTCTCATAATGCTGTTGCTCATGAGGAGTAGGAGTTGGATTGTGACCTATCGTTTTGTGCGAATAAGCCATTTGTTCGTGTAAACGCGAGGTGAGAATGTCAGCAATGTCCTCTTTACCGGCTTTCATCGCTTCACTTATCTGTTCTCTTAAGTTCCTACACGCGTAATCGTAATGTTGTTGTGGAGAAGGGCCGGTTTTGAAACTTTTAATCTCCTCATCGTCGTTGATGTATCGCCCATCAAGTTGCCCTTGACGCGCATCATAAAGAATCTCTTGTTGTAGTTTGGGCGACAATTTGGCAAATGGTGTTCCTTTCGCGTCAACATACCTAAGTTGAATGAACTCGCTTAATTCTCCGAACCCCGCGAGAGATTTGTCAGTCAACGGTTTCAATCTCATTATACCACCTTTTGCGGTGTGAGCATCCATGCTTTTTTGGTATTGGTCGCTATCATAAACACCTATGCCGTAGTCTTCATACGGTTCATTCCCCAACAGTTCTGCCGCCATATCCGCATCGGGTCGCCCTAACACATCCTTATGGTCTTTAGATGTGAGAATTGATTTAGGGTTAGCCAATCTTTGTTTCCACTCTTCATGGTGTTTCTCATCATGGACGGATGGATGGTGATGCGCGTTAGCGAAGAGAAGATTCTTTCTCGCTAACATTTCAAGCGTGTGTTGAACTGTCATATTGGTATTGTATGTGTGATGATAGGGTGTGCGCTTTTTGGTCGCATTTTCCAATTCTGTTAACATACCTTGACTATGAAATGTTCTCCCATCATTTTTCTTTTTAATCGCATTAAGCCTATGCGCTCTATCTCGCGACATAGGATGGTAACTGTAATTGTTGTCGGTTCGTCCTGTCTTTACTTCTGCCGATAGAATACCACCCATAGGGAAGTCGGTGTT